CATCTCGATCCATAGGTTCCATTTGGGAACACAAAGATCGGGAACGCCGGGAACCACCCCCTCGCGGGAGAGGGTTATCGCGGTGTGGATGTGCCGAGCCCCTCCGTTGGGGATGGAAAAAATTAGTGTGCCGTGGTAGCGCTGCCGGAACCAATTTACGAGACCCTGTTGTTCTAGGGATTCTTTTGACCCGATCATCATGCATCCTCCTTTGGGGCTTCGAGTTGTGGCTGCACATACCCGTCAATGTGCAACTGCGTCACCTCCTGCTTATGGAACTCGATCCCGATCACGTTGTGGAATCGCCCGTTCTTGATCACTTTGATTACCTTGGGCTTCTTCCAATACTGGCACTCCTTCAGGGCGTGCTCCAGTGTTGTAGCCATCCCACCAAACTGGCGCACGATCTGATCTGCTTTCTGCTTGGCATAGCCGGTGTGATCGATACAACACCAGATCGGGAATTCCTGATCGAGGGCATCATACATTGCGATCTTGAGCAGGGGGGTCTTGCCGGGCGAAGCATGTTTTGAGAACCACGTGTCAGCAACGTTAACAAAGAACGGGCGGATCTCCCCCGACAACACGGCACCATTATATGCTTCCGTTCCATGTGGCGCCGTGGACGGGAATTCAAACCCGCATGCAGGACAAAGCATTTCCCGGGCGTATAACAACGACCTGCACTTGGGGCACTCCTTCATTGGCGGTGCGCCCTTAACGACGTTGAACACGTTGCGGGTGCGAACCGGGTCTACGTCATCTATTGCGCCATGGGTAATCACGTTGTTACCGTAATCGAGCAGGAGACAGTTTTCCTTTCCCGGGGCAGTTCGCATCCCTCGCCCGACTATCTGAACATACTTCCCGGTGGATTGCGTCGCCATGAGAAGCGCGATGAGGTCGCATACGGGGGCATTGAAACCTGTTGTGAGGACCGATACATTAATAAGGCAGCGCGTCTTTCCCGCTCGGTAAGCGGCGATAATATTATCGCGCTCATGGGCTGGAGTATCCCCTGTAACAATTTCGCATACAATTCCATAACCTTCGATCTCCTTCTTGACGTGTTCCGCATGGGCGATGCCCGCGCAGAATACAAGCCACGCTTTGCGTTCCTTCCCATAAGATACAATCTCGGCTACCGCATTCTGTATGAGATCCGGATCGTCGGCCGCTCTGGCCAGCTCGTCGGGCCTATATTCGCCAGCGCGGGTATGCACATTTGCAAGGTCGATCTTCTGAACACCACCCTTACTTATAACTGGCACCAGATACCCTTGCGCAATCAGGGATTTCATATCGCAGCAATACGAGATGCCATCAAAGATTGCATCATCCCCCTCGTGAAGAAGGCCCGAATCTAGGCGGTAGGGCGTGGCCGTCAACCCTATGACGACGGCGTGGTGGTTTGCTTTGAGTATATCAGTCAGAAACTTTCGGTAACGCGTCTGCGAGTTGCGAGGAATCATGTGGCTTTCGTCGACCACGACAATATCTACCTTGCCCAGTTCAAAAGCCCTCGCATATATCGATTGTATCCCTGCGAAAATAATCTGTGCGGTTGTGTTTCGTTTCCCAAGGCCAGCGGAGTAGATACCCGTCTTCGCCTCTTTCCAGTATCCTTTAAGTTCGGCTTCATTTTGTGCGATCAACTCCTTCACATGTGCCAGCACGATTATCCGCACCTGTGGCGATTCGGTACAAACCTTCTTGCAAAACTCGGCGATGAGAAGGCTCTTACCACTCCCCGTCGGGGCAACGATCATCGGGTTCTTACCCGCCCCACTCTCCCAATATCGGAACGTGTATTCGAGCGCGTCCATTTGGTAATTACGAAGTTCGATAGTCATTATGCTGTCTCCGTTGCCCCGCGGGCGTCCGTGGTATCCGATTCGCCGAGCACATATCTCCAGAATTCGTCTGGGGACGGGGCTGGTCGGTGCCAGTTATATTCAACACTGTCGGCGGTGGACATATCAACCCCGTTCATTTCAAGGAAATTATTCAAGATCGGCTCCGGGAGTTTAAACCACTCCCGCCCCTTTATACAAAACTGGCCGAAATGCTCATATACCAACTTCTCCGACGTTTCGTCGTGGAAATCGAAACACAGATACTTAAACTTATTCAACGGGTTGTTATAAACGTATGACGCTAGGCGACTTGATGGATTTTTTGTCCTTCCGACCTTTACAACCCCGTTGTCAAATCTCATCACATATATCGTCTGATTATTCTTATCGGACGGATGTATCTCGAAAGCCCGTGATGAGACACCCGCGCCAAGAGATGGTAGCGCGATGGTATTTATTTTTGTTCGCGCGAAGTTCTTAAATGCACCCAACATCACTGTCCTGTCGGTCATCTCAGCATCTCCAGCCACCGCCCTTGTAAAAATGCCCCGCCCGCCGTTACAAGATACATCGGCACCCACTCGGAGTTACCGCCAACCATTCCTGTAACTGCTACTGCCAGCACGGATATGATGGCAACCAATATCGCGTACGCTAACAACCCCTCTCCCAGCGGATGGTGTTCCTGCCCACATTCGCTGTGCCACTCCGGATCCCCCTGCGTAAATGAATACGCTAGGAATAGTGTCGCTACAGACATCATTACCACATCAATCATTATTTTCTTCCTCCCCTTCTGACGCATCGAGTTCCCCCAATGCAACTGCTCCATACAGATACGCAGCAAGACTGCTACGGCCTGCTTGCCATAACCCAAGATGTGTATCTCCAACACATGGTGGCTGAATCTCCATTCGAAGCGCTGCAAGAAGCCGTTTGCGGGAGAGGGGTGGCGTCGGGGTCATGGTTGCGCCTCTATAGTTATGTTGAACATTAACGGGAAATCCCATTCCGGTACCGGGGGTAATGGTGGAGCATTTGAACCACACAGCGTCATTGCATGTAGCCCTATGAATATCATTGCCATGAATAAAAGCGCCAAGGTGTGCATCGGGATCACCCACCTGAAAACGAATCTTTCAATGAAAAGACTTACTACTGCAAGAACGCAGAACAGGCTCGCCCACGCGATATAATATGGCACCACGATGTCAATCATTCGTCATCACTTCCCAGCCACCCGCGAAGCCACCATCCGATTCCTATGATTGCAATAAATACAATCATTGCAAATATCGGGGATACTTCCGGCGAGTATACCGTCATTTTACACATGCACATCTCCGGGAGTACGCCGGGCACTCCGGGGGATATCCCACCGGGGACATACGTCGTGAAGGAATCTTGAACTATTGCCCCGCCCCAGAACGACCCAGCAGATATCGCTATGGCGGGCATCCACCCTCGGAGGTATGCTTTTACAGTTGCAATATCATTCATGGCGCACCACCGATATACATGCACCATTCGTAACGGTCCGACACCGCGATCCATGATTGCAACAGGAGGTGAATGGTCATCACTCTCGCCTTCCGGTGATTATATCGGGCATGGTTTTTAACCATTCCAACAGCCCGTCTGGACGCAGTCTCATTGAAAACCCATTGCTGGTAGTTTCATTTTCAATCCGATATCTCACTCCACCGAGTATCCAATTATTTTCATCGCGCCTTTTTCCGTTTTTGTATATCCATGATGGCACGGCGTCGGTTGTCATCTATCCTTCACTCTCCATTCTGCTTGAGCGCATTCCCGTTTGTAATACCGTCAACGGCGTCCTGCATGTTGCGGGAGAGCGTTGCCCCATATCCGTTTGTGATACCGCTCGCGTAAATGATCCACCCCTTCTCTGCGTCTGCATCGACCTGCTCTAGTGGGATGAGCCCCGGGATAAAGGCGTGGTAATCACACCAGCGGCGCTGTTGCTCTGGATCAAGATCGGTCTTGAACTTCGTGCAGATCCAGCGGCCCTCGTCAGCAACATCCGAGAAAGCGCACGTCCTACAATTCACTTCGGGGATGCGGGTCGAATGACACGACCACTTGTGGTGGCAGAAACGGCACTTGAAATTATCCACATCGTCCCCGATCTTGTAAAGTGGTTCGTTGGCGAAGATGATGCGGTCTGCCTTAAGCCGCAGGCGGTCGAACTCTGCCTGATCAAAGTAGACACGCTCTGCATATATCTCATCCGTGTCCTTACACACGACGAAATAGAAGGCGCGGTCAAGCCCGGCCCAACCCATGTACGTTTGCATCTGTCCGTAGTGTTCGAACTTCACAATCCGCACACCCTTCTTCTTTAACTGGGCAAACGTCCGTGCGTTCATCGTCTTACACTCGACAACGTGATATGTCGCGGGCGCCTCATTAAAGTTCTTTCCGATAGCATCGAGGCTGCCGGAATAATGTCCTCCAAAATCCTCGAACCGTATCTGGTGGCCGTCCTCTTCGGAGATAATTTCTATACCGGCCTTGCGAAGGTCTTCAAGTAATCGCGCTTCCTGATTGAACCCCGTCTGGAATAACCTCAATAACCTCCCGTCGAAGGACGGGTTTGTGCACCAGCGGAAATCCATCCAGATTTTGCGTTCGCACTCCTGTCCGATTACTGATGCCCCGAGGTGGTTGCGTCTCCAATCGGAGGCGCCATCCGTGTAGGTTTTGTAGATTGCATCGAGTGTTGGCTGCGAGGTTTCTGGCAATTCTGGCATGTCACTGCTCCCGTATATTGCGGAGTAACTCCGACGGTTTCATTCCTAATTCAAGTTGTGGGGATGGTTCGCAGCGATTGCATATCCCGTCGGCAACATACGGTTTGCATGACGCGGGAATCTCCGACGCCGTAACAGTCTCCTTCACCCATTGACAATAAACCATTTCCACCATTTTTCTATCTCCTTTTAAAAATTACGGCGCGGTTGGTTCCTCAACCATTGCCTTTGATTCGACATACTGTGCATGCATGTTTGCAGCGCGGCTAACAACTTTCTCCGCTCCCCACCCGAGGATGGAGAGACCGATATACCCGCCAATGGCGTATACAACCCATTCGGGTTTGAATCCCACCCCACCGCCAATGGCGACAACCATACTACATACCGACCATACTGCGGCAAGTATCGATACAACGCCGACACCGTAGAGGGCATACTTGATCGTTGTAAGTAGCCACCCAATGGTCTCGAAGAATTTAGTGTACCGTTCGATACTGGTGAGGAGTATGAATCCTAGGATAACTGTCGCCATTATCACCAGAAGCGCAAGCACGACCCCACCATCGACGGAACTCCCAACAACAGAACTCTGGGTGGCATTCCATGAACCAGCATATGGCATGGCCTACTCACACTCCTTGTCTGCTTTAGGGGGAGTCCACTTCTTAATGTATTCCGGATAGTCGTTCCATGGATTTGTGGCCGGTTCGGTTTTGCTAGTCCAGTCGGCCCACCTGTCGACTATCACGAATGCGAGTGCCAGCGCTATAAGGATACATATGGGAACTAACGCCTGTAATTCTGCGGTGTGTGACGCAGACATAATCATCCCAGTGAACAGGAGCGTGGCTATTCCCAACACGCACCCGAACACGCTCGCAGGCATGCGGTGTTTGTGGTTGGTGTCATACAGTCGCATGATCTTCTTTACAAAGCCTTTGGTTGCCGGTTCGCAGTCTGGCGAAATCGGCTCAACCGGGGCAATGACCTTCCGTGGCCGACCCCTCTTCCTTTTTGTTTCGGTCATGTAAAATCCTCACGCAATGAATGTGCCATATGCCCAGAGCGCACTAATCCCAGCGCCGAGCGAAACCAGCGCGAAGCCGATGTAGTGCATTAACTTTGCTGCGATATCGGGGCGAATGAAAGATGACGTGTTCGGTCCTCCAAAAATTTACTTCTCCCAAGGCCGTTTGCCCTTGGGTGCTGTTCCTGCTGCCGCGGGTGCGGCGGCGACATTCTCTGCTTTCTTTGCGCCCTTCAGGACATCCTTGATCTTGCGCCCGTCAGAGAACTTGTATTCGAGGATGTTGTTGCTCTCCAAATACTCGCCCTTTGCGGGGCGAATCCCGACGCGAACAATGAAGGGAATCCCATGGAGTTCTTCGCTCTGTTTCGGGTGCATTACCCCGGTCACGTAGCAGATGGCAGAGAGGGTCTGCTGGGCAATCCGCTGGGCGGTTTCGTTCTCGTGGATAATATTGAGACGCTCGAAGAGTTTGCGGCCCTTATGTTCGCCATCCACAATATCAAACGTGAACTGGAGCAGTTGCCCCGTCCCCCTCTTGTTTGGATCTCTCAACGATGCACTGATTACAACAAGGTATTCTCCAATCGGCAATACATCGAATGACCCAACAGGTTCGACTTCGGGTGCGTTAAAGTTTAATTCGGTCATGATAGATCAATCCGTTTGTTTGTTACTTCCCACCTTCGGGAAGATTCTTGTAGAACTCATCCCAGATCAGGGGGATGGTATTGCTCATAGAGAAGCGGTTTTTTGCCACGAAGGCGGATGTTCCTGACAGATGCAGAACGCGCTCCCCGGTATCGAGGGCGCGGTTGCGGGTCTGGTTGAACCCGGTCTTCTCCACAGTGACGAGCGTCTTGTAGGTGGCGAATCCGATGATGTCGGCATACTCGATTGCCTTGGCGGCCGCATGCTTGTGGATCTTGATGGTGTGCATGTCGTATGCAGGATGCATCGGGTCTTCGACCTTAACCACGCTGTCATGGGCGATCATGATGATCGTCATGTTCTTGAAGTCGCGAAGCGCCGTAATGAGGTCGAAGAACATCTTCCACTCCGTGAGTGCCTCTACATACCCGCGGCCATACCCGGGCTCCACAATTGAAGCCACGTTGAGACGCCTGCATGTTGCGGACCAGACGAGTGTTTCAAGCCAGTCGAGCGAGTCTACGACCACGGTTTTGAAGTCATGTTCCTGCCGCCCAAGTTCCTGAAGGCACTCCATCACTTCCTCAAACGAAGTCGCGACACGAGGCTTTCCGTCATCCCCAAGAGGGATTGCCGGAACGCCAAGTTCCCCAAGTCCGTCCTCTGTAAGGACGACAATCGGTTTATCGGCGCTCGCGGCAAAGGTTGTCTTCCCGATGCCCGCAAGACCATACACGATAATCCGTGGTTTCTTGGGGGTGTTTTTTGAGATGTTGTTTAGGTCGATTACCATAAGGTCTCCTGTTGTGTGTATCTGCACCACGTTTCGGGCGTGGTGCAGATCATGGTGTGTTTGTTGCGGTTGGGGTCAGCGGATGATGCCCACTCGCATATCTTATATGTGGTGTATGTAGGGATAAAGGTTTCGAATTCTACCTACCCATTTGGCTTCAACCGATACTCTGTTCTCGGAGCTCCGCGCCCAAGTTGCTTCCTAGGAACCCCCTCAATTTCGCCTTCACTGATAAGTGCGTTTGCTATCTCATCCCACTGCCTTCCGTATTTCTTGACAGCATCCTGCAACTTGAGTTTTGGAACCCACCCCCCGTTTGCATCTTCCAGAATCTTGAGAATGGTCTCTATGGCACCACCGTTGTTGCTATATGCCAACAGCACCGCTCGCTCATAGTTGTTGTAGAACATCTCGCCCCATTCTATTGCAATTGTTGCCGCCCAATCCGGGATATCGTATTTGTATTCAAGCGGGGTGTATGTTACACCTGCTTCTGGATTTTGAATGTTTGCGTCATCCACTCTCTTTTTACGAGCACGCTCTCTGTCTGCGTCTTTCATGAGTTCGGACATGAACCCCCCCGATGCGATTGTAATCAACATTGCTAACTTTCGGACGTGTTCAAAGGATCGTGTTTGCCCCCCGCCTTGTGTGCTTGTAAGTTCGGTGTTCTCTGCCATTACGGTTCGTATAGCATACTTCCACTGGCTTATTTTTTTGCTGTCGCGAAAACGAATGTGGCGCCCGGTTGTAGATGGGTTTACCGCCGCTGCGGCAGAACCCAATTCGCTTATGCACCGTATGATCCCATCAAAAGCCTTACGATCATCATCAGTCCTCTCCCGATCTTCTCGAACCCCCTTTGCCCTGTTCGGAAGTAGGAACATAGGACGCATATAAAATCCATTATCGAAAAGATCGCGGGATGCGTGTTTTGAAAACATCTCCGGGGTTGTATACCAACACGCTCCGACGTGCGGGTTTTCGCACCTGATATCCCCACCGCTGATTATCTGACCGCTTGCGTTTTTCTGGGCTACAGTACTTTTGCTAATTTCCGTGTGTGAATAAATTTTTAGAATAACCTCCGTATTTTCGGACGCATAGTCCCGCTTCATATTTTTCATAAACCCAGATGCTTCGTCAACCATCCACAAACGGGTATCCCTCTCTGCCATTAGTTGCGTGAGTCTCTCTGGGGTTACTTTATTTGGAAGCATTGTTGGTTTGTTCATATCTTCCATACGGTAGTAGATTTCTGTAATCAACCCTTGCGTAGTAGACTTTCCACTCTGCCCCGCCTTTCCAAGGACTAAGAACCATACATTATTCCAAGTATCCCCATACGACATCTCCATCTTCGCCGGGACTACATATGACAAAAGCGCCAATATGTTAGCGATATGGAATTCCGGATATGCGTCCTGAATCTCGCACGCATATTCCACAAACATTCGTATTAGATTGTCCTCCGGGAGTATCGATACGTCGAATGGCTCGTCACGTTTTCGATCAAACCTAGGGGCACCAGGTTCATATTCAACTACGCCCGTTGATTGTTTTGGCAACATTCCACTAATCACGAGGGCGCCGTGCTCCGCACTCCCGGTCTCGCGTGATTCATAGTGTTCCGTACACATCGAGATCGCCTTACGGATCGTCATATCCACAAGGTATGTCTTGTGCTTATCCCACTTCTCCCTGCGGAGACCGGACCCGCGCATGATGCGTTCAATCTGATTCTCGTCCGTGGTATAGAACGCAAGGATGCTCGCAAGTGCCATGTCCGCACTACTCGCATCCCCGCTGTAGTCGGATGTAGAACCCCGCATCAATCGTTCGAACTTGCTGGAGTTTCCGGAGTGTTGGATGATGCTGATGATGTCATAGTCAGATAATGAAGATGAAGAGGGGGTTGCGGGTTTGAGACCGGGGAGTTCCCCAAGGAAGGGTTTGCACAATTTACGAATAGTCTCGGCGTCGTACTCCCTGATGTCACATGGGGTGTCGTCTCTCCACTTTACTCCAGTCACCGTAAAATATCTTCCCTCACTGTATACTTCAATGTCGTCCTTCTTCCTCCCTTGTGGGTAGGGTTTCTCGCAGCAACGGATAAAAAGGTGGAGTCCCGTCCCACTTGGCGACACTTCGGTATATGTCTGGAGGGCATCTACAATTGGCTTGAACTTATCACAGATATTACCCTCGGAGTCTAGGCAGTGATCGAGGTCGATTCCCACAATCCCGTTACCGTCGAATACGAACCCAGCGCCCATACAATCCGAAGGGGGGATCCTCATAACATCTTCAAATGTCCTCCACGTTCTACTATCGGTAGAAGATGCGAGTATCCCCTTCGCACTATATGGGATCTTCGTGGGTTTGTTGTCCGCTTTGCTTTCGAGTTTCCACCCGACCCAGTTTCTACATTGCTTGAGTTCGGTTGGAACCGCGGCATAGTAACCGTCCTGCGATTGGGTTGACGATACGGTCACGCTATCACTCACTGATATCAATTGTAGGGCTGAGATACTCCGACAAGACGACCACCGTTTTGTAGTCCACGTCTTCACTTTTACCACGCGCTATCTTCCATACGGTTGGATATGATAGTTTTGTGGAAATGGAGACTTTGGTTAGAATACGATCCTGCAACTTCTCTGCTATCTCCTCTATCGTCAGAATCTTTGTTGCCATACATATAGTGTGTGCCATCAATAGATATAAAGTTAACTTTAGATTGGTTTTGCGATACGTCGCCGATACCTGCAAGTTCTATTTGGTTTTTTTATATAAATTGTGCGATGGAATATTTACCCTCTATACCTATATTACTTATATTACTTTTTTTACTTTTATTACTTTTACATTACAGGGTAGCGGAGGCTCAGAATCGGAAAAGTAAGTGCAAGTGGAAAAACGGGGAAAATAAGTAAAAGTAAATAAAGTAATTCGGAATCTTATTACCAACAGTAATATTTACTTTGATATGACATAATAAATAATAATTTATTTTGGATCGAACACTCGATCCAACGATGTGAATATGGTGACATCATCCCTAGGTACGAGTTCATACCGTTTGTTGCCTGCATCATATTCACCACCCGTGTACAATAACACCTCCGGAAACGAGTGCTTATATATGCTACTTAAAGTATCTATCCTATTATTAACACTACGAACAACCCTATTGTGGATACGCCGCAACATGTCGGAATACTTCTTATTGGTATGATCGAACGCGGGGTCGTTTAACACGAGTCTCGAAAACGCTGCGTGCGGGAGGACGATTTGCGCCCACCCATCTTTGAAACTGTGATGGTTATCAATAATGCGCTTTACACTATCGTTTGCGAATACACAACTTACGTGCGTTTCGTCGTATACATATATCGCGTGCCCGTTGGATAACAATGTCCTGTAAGCACCCGCCTCCTTATCCTCCCACTCCTCGCCCGTATCCCAATCAAACACATACTCGACGTGACGTTTGTAGAACGTCTTACTGCCGAGTTGTTTCCTAGGGATCAACCACTGCATGTCTTCTCCATAGTGGCGTTCGCGATCTATTCTCGTCGGTATATCCATGGGAGAACACTGCACTTCTAGGACACGCCCGTTAGCGCAAACGACATCCGCTACCTTTAGCGCGATGTCGTTTGATTTCCGTACCTCTACGGTTTCCCCAATAATGTTTGGTGTTCGAAGCGACTGCCAGTACATGTGGTCTGCTGTTTTTGCGTCTCTGAATCCGAACGAAGGACAGTTTGCATCTGGGGCATGCGCGAAGTGGTCTGTAACACACTTCCCACATTTTGAAACAACGGTTGCCCCGCAATATGGGCATACCCCCCATATTCCGGTTGACGGTCGTATTGGCTCCTTTGAATTCAAATCGTATGCCCACGACAACTCTACGGCATTGTTTGTTCTGACAATGTTATATCTCCAAACAATTTGAGCCGCTCATAACAATCGTTGCAAATCACGCGGTCGTGATCGTAAACGAAGACATGCATGAACATACCGCCCGCAAGCGCGATTGCAGCGTTCTTTCCGCACCAGCAGCATGTTACCACACCTTTGGGCTCAAACCGCGAAGGATAGCGTTTCGTGTCCCAAAGACAGGTATCCCCATAGCGCCTCCCAACACAGTTGAGTTTGCATACATGATTCGCCTGAACCCGCTCTTTGAGATGCTTGCAATCTCCGCATCGCTCTTGGGTCATATGATCACCCCATTGATCACAATCCCCGAATACCCGAATGCTGGCACCACTATCCAAATCAGAATGTTTCCGAATATGATGATCCACCAACAGGCATATTGTGTTTGAGTAGGGCAGAGGGATAGCGCTGGCATGCTAAACACCGTAATAAAAAAAGATGCTATCACCCCAACAAGAAGCGCGACGCATCCGAGGATCATCATTTCCTTCGCGCCCCCGATGACATAATTATATGCATCGCTTCCGATACCGTGGTGGTTTCCAACACCTCACCAATCTCCCCCTGCTTGATCATCCCCTCGCGAATCTTCTGCCCGCGGGCGGTGTGATCCCTCTTGTGTTCTTCCTTGAGGACAATCTTCTTGTTCTGGCGGATATCAACAATGTTCTTCTTGGTCATTCATCCGCCTCACTCTTCTTCTGGTATCTACACTTCGAGACTGCGCACGCAAGTGGGACTACTACCCCGATTGCGATTATAAAACCAACCAGAGATGGGAGTGGCGACTCTTGGTAACACCCAACATACCACCCGGCGGCGTATATCGTGTATGGAAGGAGACCCGCCATCAACATCACACATATGGTCACACTCACACAATCATTTTCTTGGTCGGTTCCAATAAGCGGGTGCGCGGCCGCATTTTCATATGCAACGTCTATTGCAAGTATAGCAACCAATACAATTGTAGTGGCAACCACGCAGAGAGTGCGGTAAGCATTGGGCACCTCTCCAAACATCCCGGCTAGTTCCCATAATCCGTAGACAATGATAATCGGCCCGATAATTATCATCGCACACTTTAACACCACCGCGTAATTCTGTTTTGCCTCTTTTGTAACGCAGGTGAGTTTAATTGTCATCGTTCTATCAACCCCGCACGCTCCAGTGCAATTTCTGCATTCTCACAATACTCAACCGGCGGCATCTCGCCCTTCTTGCGTAATACCGCCACGACGGAAGCACGGCTCATTGACGAGCAATAGTGGTGCTCCCCCACTTTAAATGGTGTTTTCGTTTCGTTCATTTTCTCTCTCCTGTTGTTTTCGATAGTTCCAGATAACCGCACACCCATCGCAGTTTGCGTAGGTGCACCCGCGTTTGTAGCACGGACATGTCATTGGCAGGGCCCTCGTTTTCGGGTCCGCATACGACGCCACGTTAAACGGCTTCCGGTGGATTTTTCGGGCAGCCCTCGACTTGTTCCCGGCGAATTTATACTTCAGTTTCTTACCGTCAATTTTCTTCTGGGCGCGGTGCATGCGCTCACGCTCGCTATGACCACGCTCCCCATCCGGATTACTCTGGTCGCGAATCATGTGGTATGTCATCAGGCCACCGTTATTTTCTTCCACATCCCGTGGTCGATCCGCACCACGTCGTCACGCTCCCGCAGTAACAATCCGACGGTATGTATGGGTACCGATTTTCTGCGCGTAGATAGACCAACCGATATCGTGGATGAAAAAATGATACCACCCTCGGGAGTTTTCGAAACGATATCCGCGATGTCGTGTCGGGTATGATCATTTTTTATCGATCTTCGATTTCGTCCCACACGGCCTTCCCCTTCGGTGTGCGTATTGGCATTCCTCCGAACAGCATAAATCCCCACTCTTGCTTGCACGCATCCGTCGTTTATAATCTCCGGTGTAGACGCTGAAACGCTTCTTACATTCTGAGCATATTACCCAGATGCGACAACGCTCTCTGGTCATGGTTAGATCACCGAGACCCATTTGTTGCGATGCACTATGATTACATCCAGCACAGCCACGTCTAGAAATTTGCCTGCCTTCATAAGTAATTTCACCATCCTCTTATCCGATTTCGATGCCTTCATCCGCCCACCCGTGTGGTTGTGGATAAATACTATACCGTGTGCCCCATCTGTTATTGCCCCGCGCATAATATCTCTTACGTGTGTTACAACTTCATACGACGATCCTATTCCGACGATATGAATCCCCAACACCGCCAGTTTAATATCCGTGGTGATAACTACAGCGTATTCCTGATCCTGATGACCAATATACTCCGACACCAACCGTGCCGCTTTACGCGTGCTCTGGATTTTTTTGCCGGGTAATGATAGTGTCTCCCCCGCAACAAATGGTATTTGCGGTTGGATGTCACCAACGTTCATTTCGACTCCTGTGCTTTTTTTGTATGGGGGGTTTTGTTTTTCTACTGGTGGTGTTATCTGACCCGACCATATATCCGGCTCCAAATATTGCACACATAATTATGAGCGACATTGGGATACCGAAGTTCGATTCGATTACAACCACAAGGCTTCCCCCGATAAGGAAACCAACGCCGAACACCTTTATCTTTTCGAAACGGGATGAATGTAAAAACGGAGTGACGTCGATAATCGGAGCATCGTCCGTTGTCATGCGTACCTGAAATTCTTCTTCACATGCGTTACGATCATTACAGAAATTGCACTTCTCGTGTACCGGGTTCCCATAGTCGCGGCAGGTCGCAGTCATTATGCCCGCCCCACCGAAAGGGGTTTGTGTTCGCATATCTTTGGGAAGGCGTGTTTGCGTTGACACGTCCCCCGAATGTAGCAACCAACACACGGCGACTGCACACGTTCTTTAATTGGGCAGGTCTTGCGTGGCTCATCACAAACCCCGCTGGGGGCAAAACATTTTGCAGTGCTTGCTACAGACTTGCCGTATTTAGGACATGGCGGCGTCATCGCGAGCCCCCGTAGTATTGAGAGGCTGCCGTGCCAGCAGCGCCTGTAAGATTGTAATTTGTTCTTTTTGTAAGACTACAATTTCTGCGAGAAGGTGGTTCTGTTTAATAAGGATTTCGCCGGTATCCGGGAGACCGTCTCCGAACTTTGACGTCTGTGCTTTAGATACGATCCGTGCCGGGATCATCACGGTGCGGTTCTGGCGCTCGGATGCGGCATCGGCCCGCCGTCGAGCGATTTCTATCTCGGGGACAATATCTGAACGTATGGTCCACAGGTATGAGGCGCGATTGTAAATTTCAGACGGGAGGCAATCTTTGCCATATTTAGCACAAAACGTTGTGATGAATTTTTTTCGTCCGCCATTAATACAATCCGCTAAACATTCCTGTTGTTCCTGCGGGATGCTTCTTGTATGTCTAGCCATTTTTGGTTTCTCTCAAAGAGGCAGTATTATGACTACCCCTTACATATAACATATGTAAGAGGACTGGATAAACCTATCGGAAAAAAAAGGTATTAAAGCGGTTCGTATGGGTTGGTAGTCTCTGGCGCGCGGGTTGCTACTACTGGCTTCACGATGGGCTCGGTAGCGAACTGATCAGCCACATCGCGAGTAATTTCATACCCATCCCGTATGAGCGCGGCTTCAATACTGGTGGACACGTAGTTGCTTTTACTTACGCGAACGCCCGGAGGCAATCCCTTCTTTGCCACCTCCATGTGGCGGTCGAGCGTATCGGCCACAGCAGTCTTGATGGTTACAGTGATACTTCTACTCATGTATGTAATGTATGCAAGATATGGTATTAATAGGTTGTGTAAAAAAAATGGGCGTCTACACTCGCCCAGTTTTATCCGACCGGTTGACACGGGCCTCATGGTACATTTTGCCATTGCGGCTCATTCTCCATCCGGGTGGTAGCGCTGCGCGTGCAACGTCAATGCTTTCAATGGAGGTTCCGCGCCTGCGGGTTACTTCACGGATGGTTCTTCCGGTTCTCTTCTGCTGAATCGGGGGCTGGTCGTTTGTCGGGGTGTCGAATATTGACATAGACAAAGATGGCGCTTTAAAATCATAAGGTTGTCGGTGTGTGGTGGCAACGGGTGGTGGTCCCGGCACCCTATGCAGATTTTGCATACCTATATATGGGTGTATTTATATATTGCACTTTGGATAATAATGCAAATGGATACGGCAACTGGCGTAGGCGAAAGACAATATGAGGGAGAAATTACATTGGGGGCTATGCCCCGCTGTTGGCTTTTGGGTTATGCCTCCCTATCGGTAGGATAGGGCGCTTTTGTCACCTCCGGGGTGGGATGCTGGTTTGGTTGGCAGGGTCACTCCGTGTGGTTGGTTATTGGTCTATGATAGAAGGACTACGTATTTGTGGTCAACATCGCGTTTACAGTAGTCGGCGTATACTTCATCATCCATTCTTTCAAAAGAACAGTGGCAGTCGCTGTATCGAACCTCTGTTTCTTCGATCTCACCCACCGCGCTGGCCAACACCGATCCCCAATGGTCGTGCGAATCGTGTGCGAAATACACTTCCATATCGGGGTCATATTCTGATAGCGCTTTCATAAGTGTTTTAACGTTCATACTTCATTCCTCCCACTATCGTTTCAGCAGTTCGTTCCCAATGATCATTCTCGCGGCTTCTAGGTGTAACGAAGGGAGAGCCTGATCTCGCGGTCGGCACCCATAATTTGTACGCCGCGTTTAAATGCCAGATGATACGCGTCGGGGTTTTCTCTGGCACACTGCGAGCAAATCGGTTGAACGCATCCCGGGTGCCGGAGAAGTTTGTGATCGTTATATCTCCCCTCATGGTTGTTCAACGACCTGTTGCAAACTCTGCACACGATTACCCCCATGCGGGCCATCTCTCTTGCAACGATTGCTGTGTGCATGCATAACGGTTCGTGTATGTCATCGGTCTTGCCAATACATTCGCGCAGGGTAAATGTATACATGTCACGATGCACAGCGTTGGCTAGTTTTAATTCCTTTTCAGTAATGGTCATACTTCATTCCTCCGCCCATTCTTTTCCGTCATAATCCAAATGAGACATTCCGCAACAAACCGCTATCTTGTGTTCAAATGGTTCGTAGTTTTTATGCCCATAAATATCCGTTGGGAACTGTTGCTTGCCATGAATAAATTCTGTCGGTGCGTCTGTATATAGTGTAACCAACCGCTTACCCCCAAAACAGTTGTTAAATTCTCGAACGATATGATTCCATGCCCCCTTTACAGTTGCAAATCTTTTGGATGACGGTGGGTCATATCCCCGCAGCCCGGTGTCTGCCCAATAATATTTTTTAGAGTGTTTCATACTTCAATCCCCCTGTAATTTTTTCAGTTGTTCTTCGATCTCTTTCAGATGTCGCTCGGCATCCGCTTTCTTTATTTTTAATTTCCGAATGTCGTTCTCCGTCATGCGTATCTTCCACCGGTCATTTTCGATGAGCACCCGACGGTTGCACTGGAAGTAACGCTCGTACGCCTGACCACCCGCGATATCGATACAATCCATCTTCTTTAAATCGGAGACCATAATACAACAGGCGAATCCGCTATCGGTCGCTCGTTCGTATTCTTTCATGATGTCCTCTTTTAAATTGTATCGTGGCGTTTGTTTGATGATTGGCTTGCCCGTCGCATTCTTGTAGTGAGTGCGGTTCATCCAGCGCATGTAGTATGTTTTCTCTGGTGTTGTCATTCTTGTTCCTCCTTCATGGATTCGATTAAATCTATGGCCCTCATCAGTCCTTTCCAATACCTATCGCGTTCGTTCAGGTTTGACTTCAGTTCTTTGATAGCGTCGTTGAGCGCGTCGCGGCGGGAATTGTTGTGGTGGGATGATTCGCCCGCAGGTCGTTTCAGAATCTTGTCATACAGGTCTTGCAATATGAATTTACAACCAACATCGTCTGGGTCGTTATATTCACACCCATCGCAAAACAATGCCATCGGATAGTAGCAGTCGTTCCTTACGCGATCCAGTTCCTTCTCTGCGATCAGATAGTATTTTTCAGTTGTTGCCATTTTTATTCCTCCTCATAATAATCGGATTCGTCATAATCGGGCTCATCAAATTGTGAGTAATCAAACCCACAAACTTCTTCCCGATGCTCCTCGGTCATTTTGTATTCGGCATCCTCTTCATCTGAAAAATGTTTAGGTCTTGTGTATCCTTGTCCCATGGTTCATACCTCCCCCGCCTCCTCTACCCAGAACATCGTAGCCGAACTTACGCACGGGCATTCCTTTTTGGAACTCTCCAGTATTCGTTCGAATTCTTTTACGCCGCTGTAGAGAAAACCCTGACCAGCCCTTCTAGCATATTCCTCGCGCGTAACTTCTTTTGCGTCGTGTCCGAGCACGCGGATAAAATATTTCTTTGCCATGCTTCATTCCTCCTTCTTTAATAACGGGGCCTTCTTCTCCCGGAATGAGTCGTCAATGATAACCGGGTTGAGCGTTGCATTCACACCCGGGTTGACGTGCTCGCGCCTCTCCTTGATGCCAATGCTCGGCAGCAGGTCTGGGTAATTGAGCGTAATGTGCTTCACTAGGCCACGGGCTTGGTCTTCATTAATACGGCAAGTGTGTTGGCTACTAAAATGAAGGTACATGACCCTCATCCCATCGCGGTCAATTTTATCAATGATTATCATTTTAGTTCGTCCTCCTGATTTTTGTCGGGCTTGCAAACCCAATGTCCTGATTCCTTTCTCTACAATTTCGTATATACGGAACTACTCTCGCGGTGAATGTCACCTTGTCTCCACGGCTGAACGCCTCGAACCCATGGTCGGGTGGGAGCGTCAGCCACGCGTGGTCGGTGACAACCACCCCATCGGATTTGACATTCACAAGCAGAAGGGTTGATACAACCCGCCCGGTCGCAGTATTCACAAAACCATATCGCTCAAACATTCCTACGAATATCTTACGGTTCCCGATTTTGGTTATGAGACTTTCTCTCATGGGTCTGCCTCTAACTCCATTTCGTTCAGTTCAAAGTCGTCGTCTCCGTCCACCCATTCATATCCGCATTTCGTGAGGGCGCCTTTAACCATCGTAGTCAGATCGGGGCGAACGGGGTGGGGCGATGGCGGTCTGTAGTTGAAATCCGGCGGAGCAACCCGATGTTGTTTGTTTTTCTCCGCCATAGATGTGTGGGTTGCGTAATCAGCGCGGTATTGCTTCTTCTGTCCATCGATTATTTTGGTTATGATTTCGCGATGTGATTCATCTGGTGCAGCAACAATTCCGATAATTTCGTGATCTTCCCCAAGCCCCCCGTTTGATACGAAAAATATTTTCATATCATACTCCCCCGCGCATTTCGAGTTCGTCCTCAAGCTCTCGTATTGAAAATGCCCCGAGTAGGCTATCGCGCGTTGTTCCAAATAACAACGGTACAATTCCGAACGAGACGCGTTCGCGCTTTCCGTCCGGTTGTTCGAGCGTCATTTCCACTAACTGATTGTAACAGTACCCGACCGATACAATCTTTGCGCCTACGAAATCGATTTCGGTCATGCCTACTCAACCCCGTACAATGCTTTTTTGACCATTGATTTTACTACCCGCAATCCGCACCGCCGGTCGCTGTTATGACACGGGCAACCGCTCTGGCAGACGTCGTATTGCCCGATGCGGGTGTATAGCAGACAGTCGCGCCCATCTATTTTGAGCAGGGCGGAGTACGCCTCCAGCAATGCACTCCGCGTTTCCCCCGGTGACGCGAATGTCATTTGCAGCGGTGCGGGCGTATTGCGAATGTCGTTCACGATAAGCGAGATTGTCGCCTTGGTCATATAATCCGATTCGAGTGCTGACAGGTGTTCTTCTGTCGCCGTGTATGTTTTGGTTGGTGCTGTCATGTGTGTTTCCTCCTATTCAAGTATTAAGTTCATCAGCGCTACCGAGCAGGTGTATATCTCTCCGCGATATATTCTCCCACCCTTATGGATTTTGAATGGGCATACCAGCCCCCCGTTTGGGCACCTTGGCTTTGGCGGGTTATTCCCGCAAAGCAGGGTCGCCCTCGCGAGATTGATTGCCACGTCTCGCTTGCATTCTGTTAATGCCGTGATTGTCGATTCGTTTGGTGCCGTCATCTGGATACCTCTTTTAGTAATTTGCGTGCCGTATTCATTTTTGCGCGGGGGGTGCAGTCGGTGTCGGTGTCATAATTATATAGCGGGCACCCATGCGAGCAGTAGCCACCGTTGCCTGACCGTTCGTATAGCAGACAATTGTTCCCGAAGAGCGTCTCCATGGTTAGCATTATATCACGCAACGATTCCTCTAATGCAACGTCTCTCGTGTTGCGTTCGCGGCACCCATCGTTTTTCGTTACTTCGGTCAGGACTACATGTAATGCGTCTGCGGTAATATAGTCAGAGCGAATCGCGTCAATCTGCTCTTGGGTGATTACAAATTTTTTGGAGGGGGTCATACTTGGTTTCTCCAATATGTTAATGTGCGAACGGCTACGTTTTTATTCTCGGCGGATTTGATAAGGGAAATGACCTGCGAAATGGGGCACCCATCGTGGACGCGATCTCCGACTAAAAAGGTTTTGCACTTGGCACATACCCCCATGCTCCCATTTAGGTCGTGTATCCAGCATGAGCCTCCGTATTCATTTCGTATTCGATTCAGCATATCACGACATCTCGCAAGTGCCTCTACTACTAACGGATTTCCGTCGCCACCATCACACGGGATTACAACAACTTCGTGTTTACACACGTCGTTCAGAATCACACCGTTTGTTTCCGACGTGGCGCATTCACACCGAAGGGATTCGATCTGCTCCCGTGTGATCAGTAATACCTTTGGCTCGTCTTCCATGGTTAATCACTCCCGCATTTGTCTTCGACCACCCGCTTGAGTATTTCCGACGCGAGCACGGTAGCCCCGTCTTCTCGCAGGTGGTGTAACAACCCCGGAATTTTTACGGGCTTCCCGTCTACATACTTGTAGAGTTGATACGTGCACGGTTCCCCCATCTTGAGGCGGCGGGATATGTTGTGTGCCGCGTATGATTCAATTATCGAATCGTTTATCTGGATGTTTACGTAGAGCGCCATGTTCATTCTCCTCCANNCCTCCACGACTCTCGCGTGAGAATATTAGGTCGCGCAGATCATACAGCGAGTAGTGCCAGTCGTGCGGACGTTTTTTATATTCCTCCATGATGTATGCGACGTGGCCCGGGTCATAGCGCCTTACCCCGGGGGTGCCATACCGTTCTTGCATATATTCTTCGAACGTCGGGATCGTTACTTCGGTCTTGGCGATATCAGTAGTTATGGTAATTTTAACGACCTCAAGTTCTTCTGGTTCGATGTCGTTTGTAGGTGTGTCTTCAGTGGCGTTATACCACGGTGTGCTGTTCAGTCGCACATACTCTGCCCCGATAGTATCTTCGGCCATCCACATCTCATCCGAAGATAGGGAGAGAATGTGTTGCATGTCGCAACAGAACTCGCCATCCGCGTTGCTGCTCCGGTCCACTCCGGCGATCTCTCCTGTCTTGATATGCCGAAGCCCGTATTTTGTGATTTTGGTTTGCATGTTCATTTCCTCACGGTAGTAATTATTTCTTTCATTCCTTTCACGATTCTTGTAGCGTATCCATCCTCTTCCCATAACTGTTGTTGGCGGAGTACCTCATCGATTGAAAAACTTCCTCCGACGACCATCCATTGTTTACGGGTGTGTGGTATGGCATTTTCCCATGCGTGATCTGGGAGATTGATTTCCAATTCGTAATATGCCGGGCCCATGTTCATTTCCTCCTGTTACCAATCATCCGTATCATAAAAGGTGGCTTGCGGATCTCGCAGACGAATTTCTTCATCAAGATGATTTACGAGGTGAAGCATATTACTCCCACGGTGGTGATAGTTAGTACAGTTCATTTCATTGCACATCCATTTGCGGATGCGTTTTAGCCCCGCCGCACCAAATCCGGATTGACGTTTGTCGCGTGGCAATTCCACAACCACCGGGATTTCTTTTCGCATAACTGCGTCGCGGATGATTGCAGCCATATCCTGATGTTGGGCATCGGCTACGAGGGATTCGAGTTGCTCTGCTGTTATTATAAATCGTTTCGGTTCCATGGTATTACCTCTTGTATAATTTTACATATTCTGCATAATCAATTCCCGATTCGAGATCGTTCTTATCAGCATGGTGTATGTGGCACGACTCTCGCCTAGTTGTTCCGCACCATCGCAACGGGGTTACCATGCAAAATATATCCCCGTATGTGTCGGTGGATCCAACCTCCGCATGCGGGACATCGTGGGTATACCCGCCCGTAAATACTTCTACCAAGCGAACTTCCGAAACGCACCAGATAGGATTCTGGCGGGCGGGGTCCGTTTCGATTACCTTCCATACCACCGATTCCACTACCTCTGCTTCTTTTCCGAGTCTTGTTATGTCTACCATAGTTGTTCCCCCTTTAATTTTTAAAATGGGGGCACCATGTTGGCTTCCCATCTTTTGTTTGGCATGCGACCAATCGGTCGATGTAATCGAGATGCAGGTGGAAGTGAACGCAAAACCACTGCATCTTTTTTTGTTGGCTTTGCCAAACGTGCGGTTCCGCTTTTGTTCCACCAATTGGTTTGAACCCGCTCTATCAGATCGTCACACCCGGTGCACATTTCGAGACGCTGCGATATATCTACCATTCAGATCACCTCGTCTTCGAATCGTGGCGGTTTGAGTTCGACCATCATATTCCGCTCAACCCCGCCCGGCGGGATATCATAGCGGTTTTGCATTGGCGTCTCTGGCAGCGGTTGGGGACGGTCATGGTTACTACCGCAGCGGCACATCTCTGATGCGGATTTCCCAAGCCCAACCAGCCTGTCGGTCCAGTTGCCTCCATCGCGGGTAATGCGAAGTCCGTTTGATACTATGACTACGGACGGACATATCTCGATGAGATAATCGAAGAACACACCATGCGCATGCCAGCACGCCCCGTAGGTTTTTCTCCCGCTTGTGCTTGTTGCCGCCCCCGCGCCGGATGCGTCGCTCGCCCGAAGAGCTACGCCATATCCACCACCTCCCAACGTTGCACACGCCACACTCAAGTTCCGGTTGAACCTTTCGTTTGCTTTATACAACGCGGATGTGATGTCCGCCTCGGTCGCATTCTTTATTTGCATCACCCATCACTCCATCCAACGGGAAAGGTTCTCAAGTTCGGTGGCCCGTTCCGAATATATGGCCTCGCGTGTTGCTTTCTTGGTCGTCTCCACGGGAGTGGTGGGGGCCTTGAGTTGGACGTAATCCGTGTTCATGATTGCATCGAACAGGCGGTCTTCTTCGAGTTCGCAATACCTCTCAAAAGACGGCCCATCCATTGACGTATTCCACCACGCTACATATGCCGGGTTGTTTCTTCCCCGCACACGCGAGATCGGACTTGCCCTCTGAGGCACGTCGAACGTTTCGTATACGATTCGCGCCCAGTCAACAAACTGTAGGTACGGCATCGACGTGGGGGTGACTGTCCATAGTGAATACAAGGACATCGCTTTCTCTCCGTTCGTCGCGGGTTTTGGTTTATACTCCTCTTCCCACGCGGCGGCTAGGCTTGCGTCGAGGCTGTCGCAATAATCAATGAACGTCCCCTTAATACTGCGGTCTCCGACCCACGCGTTGTATATCGGGTTCGATGTTGAGAAATTGCGGTTCACCAGCGACGGGCCATCTTCGAGTGGCGTCCCTGCGTTCACGAACGACGGGGACTTACTTCTCGCGCGCGTTGATGTTTTGGCGGGGTATGTGTATGCATCATCGTATGCTCCCCCATAGTAGAACCTCCCACCGTGGGGTTCGGCCGCCAACATTACAGTGTCGTAGATGTTGATTGTTTCCTCGTATGAGTCATTTGACGCAAACAACCCTTTGTTCGCTCCAGTGGTAATCTTGTTCATGCCAACGAGGATGCTCTTTGTCTTGCTCATGTATACGAACCTGCTTCCAACTGCATGCTTACCAAGGAGTGTCTTGACGAATCGCTCGTTGACTCCCGTAAGCATCTTGGCGAAATACATGGTGTCAGACATATCGCTCTTCTTGTTGTGGAAGGTTGCGTATTCTCGCAGGATGCCGTTGTGGGCAATTGCGCGTCCACAGGTGAATGTTAATGCCTTCAGATCACGGACGTGGTTGCTTAGCGGGAAGGGGTGAGTGTTCTGTGGAACTGTAGATCCCGTAGTGCTGATACGGAAGTGTATCGCGACATCCCGCGCCTTTAACGGATATTCTTTCTCGATGTCGGCGATTGCCTCAACCAGACTTTCGAGCGTCATGAACCCCTTGCGGATATGCACATCTGCCACATCGCGGAACATTATGCCAGCACCGTGCGGGTTGTTCGCGAAACAATTGGCCATGAATTCTGAGGTAGGCATCGCGTGTTTCTTCGGTTTGAATACTATGATACACATGTTAGTTCCCCTCCCAGATTTTGCGACGCTTGAGATATGATTTGAGGCACCCACTCGTCTCGGGAACGCGGTTGCAGATATCCGCCCATGTAAGTGCACGGATGCTCGCCTCCGTCCACGGGGCAATTGCAATATCCGCAAACAGGTCGAGTAGTTCTACGGAGGCCACGATTGTGGATTTGCGCAGCGACCCCTTGAAGAGGCGCACCTCAACCGTTGCCGGATTCACAAAATTCAACACACGGTTTCTGGATCGACGGTTCTCTGCGATTAGCTTCGGGAGTACCTTGGTGATTGTTGTCTCCTCATAGTCTGATGCATAGTAGAACCCGCAGTAGTGGTAATCCCCACGGCGGCGCGAGAATTCTTTTATCTGGGGTCGGAAGTCGTTTCGCAGGAGTAGATAGGAGAACGCCGCGATTGCGCGGTTCTGTTTCCGCGCCGTATCTCCGAATGCGTCCCTTGAGATATGGATATGCATCCCGGCGGATACCTTTGGGTCATCGGCCTCGAAGTTATACTTCTTCATAATTTCGCACCACTCCCCCAATCGCAGGTGGTTGCGAATGTAGTCGAGCGTGAGTGGTACGGATACCGTTTCAATCCCGTCGATGCTCGAATCGGATTTCAAGATGAACTCTACCCATGGGTATAATTCTTCGCGGAGTCGCGTTGGTTGATCGTCGGTGTCCTCAATTCCATTGTCGGCTTCAAGTTCCAGTCCGTAGAATCTGACGGCACCCCCAACTGTGGAAACAAACACAGTCCCATCGGTGTGCCCGTAACTGTTTATTAGTTTGCGTGGCTTCTGGGAAGAGATGTGCAACTCATGCAGAAGCGAATTTGCCCAGCAACTGGGACAACATGATCGCCCGGCATCGTTATAGAGCGTCTCGGCTTGTGTGATATACGACGAACATATAGCGCATTGAATGCGGTAGCGAGTGTAGCGATCCCAGCAGGGGTTGCATATACGACGCCCCGCGTTGTTGGTGTGGCACACACACCCGATTGCCTCATGCACTTCTCCGCAGTCGCCACAGGCGAAGGCCGTGTTGCGCACGCAGGCGTTACACAGGAAGAGGTGCTTGTTGTCGCCCATACGGACATAGGTTCCAAATTGTCTCGCCGAGAAATTTGGGTGATCGAATAACACCGGGTTCCCGCATGACGCACACAAAATGGTGTGCTCCTTCACGCAGGTCGGACAATAGAGCTCGCCACCCGCACCCGTGATCATTAGACTATACCAGATCCGCTCGCCGCAACAGTCGCAGGAGGGGAAGCAACGATACGTCATGACGTGCGCGTTGCTTAATCCAAACTGCGTGGGGAGTTCCACAACCGCTGCAAACGATAGCGGGGCTGTAACTTTCTTTTGGTAGAATCGGCGGACGAACATCGCCGGGTATTCGATCTCGATGCTTTCGGTCTTGGTGTTGTTGTTTGTTGTTGTCATGGTTTTCAACTCCTTGGTGTGTCTTCTCGGGGCGTGTCGCTGCATGCCCGTCATCGAAGACGGGGTATTCATTTAGCGGTTCTCCTTGTTGGATGCCCCCTGTGCCAGATATCCGTTGATACCCAGCGATGAGACTGCACACTCGACTTCCAATTTCATATTAGTCCAGAAGTTGAGTAGCCCACTTTTGCGGAGGCATTCGACATTCCATGCATATGGTATTTTCGTTACATCTATCATACGACCGCTGTTGCAGTAGTCGTATGACTTTAAGTTAATTACATCACTACATTCAGTGACACGCGCCACCGGGTAGCCATCCATACAGGCCACCACGATCATACAGCGGAATCCACTGTCGTGCATTCGGCGGGTTGGGACAACCACTACCGAAGTGCAATACTCCGGGCTCGCCCAGTTGCACCGTGGCGGCACTTCTAGGAATTCCTTGCGGGTCATGTTGCTGATGTGTTTTTGTGTCATTAGAAATACCTCTCTGTCTCGTCCTTGTTTGCGGAGCGCCATGCCGTTCTCCCGGCGATGCAATACGACGGTGGGTCTTCTGGTTGAACGCATGTGCATGGGCCGATGTATTCCGAACAACTGTCACATATCCACAGTGTTGCTTTTTTCATAATACTCGCTCCTCCTGCACTACTGACACTATGGATTCGCCGGTGCGCTCCTCTGCTTTATCCATGGCAGCACGCAAGTCTTCGGCACGGATGCGCATTCGATGCCCATATTCGCCGGTAGCAATGAACGTGGGGAGCCCCAGTTTACTGTGGCAGCACAAGCCACAGCGGTGCGATATGTTTACCACCTCTTGGCTTTTACATTCGTCGCAATCGCCTTCTTTTTTGTACACGCATGTATCGCAATTGAATTGGCTTGACATCTTTACTCACCTCTCTTACTACACGCTGCGTGCACGTCGGCGGACGCAATGTACTCTGAAGATATGGCGGCAGCGTTGATGAGTTTCTTGAGGCGCTCTTCGGGAAGTTCCAGTTCGCGGGTTAAAGAATACAGGGCACAAAGGTCTCGAAACGCCACGAACCACGCTTTGCTTTTTCTCTCGATAAGGGACGCTTCATCCACAGTAGACGCATACGTCTTCGATGCATAACCGATCATTGCTTCAAGATGCTTCTCGGTCTCATTCGTTTCCACTAATGTTTTCTGCATGCGTAATCATCTCCTCTTACGTCAATGCGATATGTGATCCCACGGCATGCGCTTTCGGCAACACCGCGGGCGCGGTTCCTGTCCTGTCCTTTCACTTTAAGCGGGAAGTAATATTTCTTCCCACGAACTTCAACCTTGATTGTGGCTTTCATGATTACATCTCTACTGGCTCGATCCTGTAGTCATATCCCGTTTCAATCACAAGTTTGGCGAGACGCCCCGCTCGTTGTCTTGCGATGCACAATTCTGCGATTGCATGGTTGCGCATAGAGCGCTCGTGCTCCTCGCGGTGATATTGCTCCTGCCACGATTCGAAAAATTTGCCTATGGGGTTCATGATTCACACACTCCACGTGTGGTCGAGTATGGGTGTGGAAGCGCGGCGTCCACCTCAAGGAGGATTATATCCTTGGGACGAACGGGGCCATTCCAACCATCGCCGCACTTATATTTCTCAAAGACCATTCTGATTGCGTCGCGCTTTGTTTTTGCAACGACGATCCCACACCCGCTTCCATATTTGCTCGGGTATTTGAATTCAAAGATTTTCATGATACTACCTCCTTCTTCCGTGTCGCACGGAAGAACCACCCGAGAGAGTTCGTCTCGGTTTTCACGTTCCAGTCATCCTTGCGCATCTCGCGGGCAATGCGATCCCGGATTGGTTTCTTGTCGCCATCTTCCGGTCTGCGGTAGAACCAGCACCCGTCGATCATGTCGGTCGATGAGTTGCCATTGATGGTGCCACCAATTTCTCCTCGCTGTTCTTTAATGTATGTGATCCACTCCTGCTCGCTTGACATCTTACTCATCTCCAGTCTCGTTCGAGTTCGACTTTCGTTGCTGTTGTTTTTCTTTTGATCGGGGTTGCTTTTGCATATCCGACAATCTTTGGCGATTCAACCACATCGCGCCCGAGACAGCGCTTGCATCGCACATACTTGCCAGCGATGAATGTTGTTCCGTTTCCGTTGCATACCGCACACTTTGCTTTTGTTGTCATGTTTACTCACTCCGTTTTTACTTCGCATATTGTTTTTAATTTCCGTACTCTCAACATGCCAGATTGGCAGGTGATTACGTCTTCGATTGCAATCTCTACTGCAATGAGGGTGTCTCCTTCACTCCAGTAGAATGGGGTAGACACATGCAGACCGGATCCGCACGACACCAACCTGTCTTCTTCACATTTTTCAACCGACGTGACCTTTCCATCTGAATAACGGGTTTTACCGTCGAAACACGAGACGTAATTTCCATCGCTTGTCTTATTGACTCGCTTGTATAGGTGGTACGCGCCGTTCGACGGAAACACATTTAGAGACGCCGCGATATATGCGACCGCGTTTAATTCGAATTTTGTTAGGAGACTCCCGTAAGAGACCCGCGCGTTCCCAGAGACC